TCAAGTGGATTGTTAACAGTCGCTGGTGAAGTGTCCATGACAACGCTAGATATAGGCGGTACAAACGTAACGGCTACGGCTAATGAACTGAATATATTGAGTGGCGTTACAGCTACAGCCAGTGAACTTAATCTTATGGATGGGGGTTCAACTGTAGGCACTACGGCTGTTGCTGGGGGTGATGGTATTGTCACCAATGATAGCGGTACAATGAAGCAGACAAGTGTGGATACGTTTGATACCTATCTTTCTGGAACAACAAAGACGCTGACAAACAAAACGCTGACTAGCCCTGTTCTCAATGGCAGTGTAAGTGGTACGGCTGTACTCGATGAAGATGATTTTGCGTCTAACTCTGCTACAAAACTAGCGACACAACAATCTATCAAAGCCTACATTGATGGGGAGATAGTTAGTGGTGGGGGTGGATTATCCCAAGTTGTAGGCGATACGTCACCTGAGTTGGGCGGTGATTTAGATGTTTTGGCGCGAAGTATTGTCAGTTCATCAAATAGAAACATAGCCCTTACACCCAATGGCACAGGAGTTGTACGACTTGATGGTAATGTCGATATATCCACTGGGGCTATTGATCTAAAGAATGGTGGGGCGCAGTCTTATATACGTTTTTACTGTGAGAGTAGCAACGCTCACTATGCTCAATTACAAGCCCCAGCCCATTCTGATTTCGCTGGTAATATAACGCTTACGCTTCCATCAACGGCTGGAACATTGGCAAAGACCACAGATATAGCAGACGAAGCCACAGCACTTTCCATCGCGCTTTCTTGATAAAGGAGAAAAACATATGCCAAATAATTTTCGTGTCGTAAGCCATGATTTAATGCCAGCCAGTGCTGGAACACCAGAGGACTTATATACTACGCCAGGTAGCACAACGACAGTTGTGATTGGATTGATGCTGTGTAATGTCCATACCTCACAAGTTACAGCAAGTGTTAAACTTGTGTCTGATACGTCAGGGGGTGGCAGAGCAGCTACTAATACAACTACTTTCTTAGCAAAGGACATTCCTTTAGCCGTAGGGCAGACAAAGAACGTACTAGCTGGAGGTAAGGTTGTACTAGAAACAACTGACCAGATAGAGGTCGACTGTAGCGTCTCTGATAAGGTGAGCGTTACGATGAGCATAATGGAAATTACATAATGTCAGAGTATGATTTAGGAAAGATTGGCGAGAATACGAGCTATGAGCCTATTGTACGCCAAGTTGAAAACACAATTACAAATTCATTAACAGTGGACGCAAGTAACAATGCTGTATCTCCAGGGCCAATCACCATAGCATCAGGGGTTACTGTTACTGTGTCTGGAACGTGGGTGATAGTATGAGCAAGCTACAAGTAGAAACCATATCGCATACGAATAATACTACGGCTCAGACTATTGATAGTAGTGGTCGTATTTTTACTCCAGCAAGACCTAGCTTTCTTGTGAGAGGTTATGGAAGTATTACTGGGGGTTCGCAATCAATAAATAATATTACCACTGGTTCTTCTGTAGGTATATATTACAATTTTGATGAAGTACATCATAACATAGGTTCTCATTTTACAAATTCTACTGGAAAGTTTGTTGTTCCAGTTACAGGGTTATATTTTATAAGTGCTGGATATGGCTATAAAGCAACAGCTAACTGGGGAAATCTTATTCTTTTTGCTCAAGATGGAGATGATACTGGTGCTGGATTTTTGAGTCAATGGACACCTAATGGTAATGATGGAATTGGTAGCTCCATGAGTATACACAAACAATGCACTGCTGGAGATGAGATAGCTGTGGGTTCACATACAGGCTATGCGTTCCCAGTTACGTCAAACGTATACTTTTACTTTAATGTCACATTAATAGGGTAAAAAAATGAGTGTAGAATTAGAAGCGTTGAGAATTGAAAGAAATAAATTGTTAGAAAAAAGCGATTGGACACAAGCTAATGATAGTCCTTTGTCGGATAGCAAAAAAACAGAGTGGGCTACCTATAGACAAGCATTAAGAGATATAACAAAGACAGCATCTCCAAAGATAGGAACACAAGCACCTTACTTTAATAGTCTTGACCCATCCTCAGTAACCTTCCCAACAAAACCTTCATAGGATAAGACAATGGCAAGTATATTAAAAACCGACAAAATCGAAGGAGTGACCGCAAGCGGTACTGTGCAGATGCCGGCTGGTCATGTGATACAAGTGACAGAAAGCACTATAACTACACAAATTAGCACCACCTCAACATCTCTGGGTGCAACTGGTCATATTGTTTCAATAACGCCAAAATTTGCAAATAGTAAATTGATAATTTCTCTTTCTGGTGGAGAACAGACATATAGTGGCTCAGGTATAATAGTTGGACATATAAATCTTTTTCGTGAAAAACCAGGAGTGGCTTATGATGATATAGGTCAAATAACTGAGAACACCATAGGTGGAGATATTTATGGTGCTACACATGGTGCAGAATTTGTAGATACTACACATAACACGACTGGTACAATAAATTACCAAACCTATATAAAAACAGGTTCAGGCAAAACATACTATTATAATTATGCCCCCTCTTATTGTGTATTTAAAGTAATGGAGATAGCCCAATGAGTATTGATAACAAAATTATGAGGTCACTATGTCTACGTTAAAAGTCGATACAATACAGGGTAAAACCACAGCCTCAAATGTAAAACTTCCTGCTGGTACAGTTTTGCAAACCGTTTTTGCAAACGCATCAACAATGACAACAATTAATTCAACTAATTATGTTGATTCCAATTTAACAGCAACAATTACACCAAAATATTCAACAAGCAACATACTAGTATTGTCAAGTCTCACTTTTGATAATGCTTCAAATGATAAAATTGGAGCTAAACTTTTACGAGGTAGTACAACTATCAAAACAGAAGCATGGTGGACATTTGGTCAAGGACTGGGTGCTAGTGATGCCGTAGCGTATACTGTTGCCAGAGAATCACATTATCATTTAGATTCCCCTGCAACAACAAGTGCAACTGTATATAAATGGCAAGTAGCAAGACTTACTGGTAGTAGTAATAACTATATTAACTACGATAATGGTGGTGACGAGTCAGATTCGCAGATAATTCTTATGGAAATAGCACAATAGGAGAAAAACAATGACAACAATAGCAACAGCATTATCTAGTTTAGGAATTAAAGAATGGGTACTCAGAGGAGAGCCTACAACTGAAGCAGAGTTTAACGCTATGTTTCGCAAAGTTACTGGAGCAGACAGCAATGGTTCAGCTATTGAGAGTGATAAACCTTCAGACTTTGGCACAACATGGAAAGCTGTATCTGATAAAAAGACAGAGCTAGTCAATGCAGAGCCTATGCGATTGCTTAGAGTTGAGAGAGATAGATTGCTTGCTGAAACAGATTGGACTGCGTTAGGTGACGTTACCCAATCAAGCGATATGAAATCTTATAGAACTAAGCTGAGAGATTTACCAGCTAGTGCATCACCAAAGCTATCAAGTGATGGGTCGCTAGATATGTCCTCTGTTACCTGGCCAACAAAGCCGAGCTAATGACAAAGGCAGATATCAGCCAGATAATGACAAAGCTGGCTATCATTGAGACTAAGATGCAAAGTGTTGAAAAGCGTGTGTCACGCCTAGAGCGTATTCTTATTGGCTCTGTAGGTGCGTATTTTCTTGTGACTGTTGGTATATTCGTACAACTCGTACTCTAGTTATATTTAGGAGAAACAATTGGTTTTTGGTGTGGGGGAAGCCATAGCTGCTGCTGCTGCATTTAAAGCTGCTGTTGATGGTATTAAGAGTGCAATAGGTACAGCAAATGATGTACGAGATATTGCAAGTCAAATAGACCAGCTTCTTGATAGCAAATCACGCATAGATAAGGCAAAGAATAAGAAGGTAGCCCCAGGGCAGTTCAGTATTAGTTCCATTGCGTCTGAAACTATAGACGCAAAACTCGCTGAAGAGGAGATGTATCAGATCAAGATGCTGATTGATAATCGCTTTGGACATGGCACATTCCAAGGAATCCTAGAGACACGCCAGAAGCGTATCAAGGAATACAAAGAAGCACAGATAAAACAGGCAAAGCAAAAGGCAGCACAAAGGGCTGAGATGATGAATGACCTCAAATTACTCGTATGGATTATTCTTGGGTCTATCGTTGCTGTTATGGGTATCCTTGCCTTCTTCTTTGTTCAGTGGTGAGCCTTACTGTTACGCTGTAAAGAAACATGAGTCGAGTGTTAGCCAAAGTGCTTTTGAATGGATTTGCGTCTATAGACACAATGAGATAATACAGCTTGCACAAAGCGATAATATCAAGAACTGCTTTACTTGCTTTCTCAAGAAGTTCTCAGACTGGACTTGGGAGCAAGAGATACGAAAGGG